GCTTTCCATACCGCATCAAAAAACGAGGGGCTTGTAGGCGATTCTGAGTTGAGTTTTAGCTGAAAATTCCAGCCTTTTGCATGATTATTTAGATAATATGCAATTCTTGACCATTTACAGTATTTGCGGCCAGCTTTCTCATAAACGTCTGGTGGCGTGATAATGCTTTCAAGGTTTGGTCTTTCCATTGTTGAAATTGTCATTTCTTAATTACCTCTATAATTGATGTTTGTTTTTTTGCTGGTTTTTGAATCTTGTACATTTTGGTGTTTGGTCTTGGAGCAACAAACTTAGTAATAGATTCACTTGTGATATAAGAGTTGAAACACTTGATAAAAGCATTAAGCATATATCTTTGTGTTCCGTAGTGCCTTTTTCTGAAAAATGGATCTGATAATTGATTTCTAAAAGAAAGAATCACGCTATCTGAAGGTAAGTTTGCACCTAAAGTCACAGCGTCCCAAAACTCCCAGATTTGAACATCTGACCAGCCAGAGTCTAAAAGAAAGAGCAAGTCCAAGACTAGGAGCAAAGCATTTAAACCTTTTATGCTTTGTCTTGATTACTGAAAGCAAAGCCTCAATTTCATCTGATCTCTTTTTATAAATGTTTGTGATTTCAGTAGGAGTAGGCTGTTGAATAGCAGTTCCACTCCATGTCGAGTTAGGGAACCTCTCATAACAGATAAGAACTTTTATAGCTCCAGAAACGACAAGTCCATTTTCACTGCCAAGAATATCTAAAGCGTCACCAGTAGTTCTTTTACAACCACTGTCAACTACATTAAAAATGTCTGCTGGCATATTGGTGGCAACCATCATGGGAACAGTTTTGCGTGTCTGCAATACCGCAGCCAGTCTGTGTTGGCCATCAATCAAGTTGCCCTCTTTGTCAAAGGCAAGACCTTGATTAGTTACTTTCCACTCACCCTTTTCAATAGCATCAGATAATTTTGCAAGTTGGTTGTACCTGTATTTTCTGTTGTTTTTGTTCCTGTAAGTAAGAATCGTTTTTGCCATGTCTGGTGTAATATCATGCACCTCAAACTTTGGCTTGGTGTCTTTTTCAAATGCGACATTAAATCCATTTGGGTGGAGTGAGTGTTTGGATTCCGTTGGGGGAGGCGTTTGTGTATCCACGCCAGTATTTTGTTTGAGTTGCTTCAAGTATTTCTTGAAGAGTCTGCTCTTGGAGTTCATAGCCTTTGTTAATGAAAGATTGTGAAAGTTGATAAATGCCTACTGAGTAAGGCCATACTTTTTCTACTGCAATGAAAACAAAGCGTTTAGCTCCAGTCGCTTGCAAATAGTGGGCTGCTTGCAGATGGTACATAAAATTGCAAATTGTTTTTGTAAATTTGTCAGGGCTTGCACCACCCTCAGCAGTTGTTTTGAGGTCGATCACCATGTCGTCAACCACATAGTCACAGCGGGCTTTACATGGCAAGCCTGTTTCACTGTGAGTCCACCAATAAGATTGTTCTGCCTTACCAGAGGTGTCATCAATGACATATTTTTTTGCAAAATCATTTCTGCTCAGGGCATTGTATATGCCCATAAATTGTGTCATTTCTGCTGTTGTAAAAGTTTCTCTGCCGCTTTCTGCAAGTTGCAAAGCTAACTTTTTGCCCTCTTTGGATCGTTTATCGTCCAGAAGGGCATATCTATCAGGAAAAGATTTCGGTTCAAGGCAAAAGCAGTGAACCATTGATCCAACTCTCATGGCTGGTGTAACAATACTGGGTGGATTGTCTTTGCCAAACTTTTTCTGTTGTAAGGCTTCTAGTCCATTTGTAATCCCATATTTCAAATCACTGGCAGCCCACTCAGGACTGGCTCTGTAAATTGACTCAGGAACATCATGGCCTTGTATGTAATCTGGTGTTAGTGATTCCATTACTTAATTACTTTTAGGTGACTTGGTTTGCCATAAGCGGCAATGTAAAATGGACTCTCAGGGCCGTATTTTTCTGTGAGGCGTGGAAATGCCCTAAAGATAATTGCTTTGTTTATTGGGTCAGCAGCTAGAGCCGCTTCAGCTAACTTTCTGTAAAAGTGGCCACCATGCAAAATGGCCATTTCAAGAGTTTTTGTAAAATCGTCTGGTTTCATAAGCTATAGTAAGAGTGCCTCTTGGTGTTGAGGCTTTAGGTGAAAGTTGAATACTCCCAAAGGTCAGGGGTGGTCTTTGGGGGTATTTTTTTTGTGCAGTTGGTTTTCTAGATTCAAAACATTAACTGCTCTGTCACAACAGGCTTGAGCTACTTCAACAGTGATTTCTGGATCCTCTAAAATTGCTGCAAGCATTTTGATAAGGTTGTCTCTTTCTTTCGCCATTTTGGGGTGAGCTAGATGTGGCTGCATACCAGTTTGGAAAAGTAAGACAAAGCCTTGAAACAATGCCTCTTGTTTAGTTTCTGGTTTTTGAAATCTAATCATTTTTGTTGCTCCACTCTTTCAAGCTGTTCTTCCAAATAATGAAGTTGCTCTCTATATTTATCAAAAGATTTTTTGGCCTCTCTTGAAGCAATCGGGTCGTCCTGTCGTGTCCATGTATCCATTGCAGCTTGCATTAGTTTGTGTGTGTCTGTGTAATCTTTTTGAAGTTTTGCAAGTGCATCATTGTCTTTGAAATAGTGCTTCAGATTTATTGGACATATTTCAACAGGAATTTTGATACTAATATCAACTGCCTTAAAAACTCTAGCAGTGCCTTTTAGACCCATTGGATCTTCTTTGGTGTATTCTTTCTTGTCCCAGTTCTGGCGAAAATGCCAGATAGGATATGGACAATCATTGAGCCATTTGGTCAAAGCTTCATTTGTGAAGTCGAGGCGGTTTAGGTGTTCTTGGTTCATTTGGATAATTCCTGACAGGCTAGGTGAATGTTGTTTACATGACAGTCGTGATAGGTCATGTCTGTCAATGTTTGTGTCAATGCAAGGGTCATGATTGACCCCGCACTGAGAAATAGGAAAAGTTGATTGAGCATTAGTCGTACTCCGTTGTGTCAAATTGAATAGGTTGTGCATTGAACTCTTTTGTTGGATCAAGAAAAACATCTGCTATTTCATCAATCTGTCTTTCTAGATACTTGATGACCGCTTTGGCTTCATTTTCTGTGTAAATATAGTTGCTGCGATTGCCGCAGTTTTTGATTTGTTTGAAGCGGAACTTAGCATCTTTGAGCCTTTGTGCAATAAGAACTTGAAATCTGTGTCTTTTGTGTTTGTTTTTTTTGTCTTTTAGTTTTGCCTCAAGTTCTGGGTCAATGTCCTTACCACCGATAGGGGTGGCAAGCTCTGAGTCTGGAGGAAGTTTAGAGGTAGTCATTTGACTACCCCATATCTTTTGTTGGTCAATACAGTCAATTCTCTGCAACGAGATTTGAAGTATCTGCCATGATCGCCATCTTGTTCTCTGAGGATAAATTGTTCGATATGCACCATTTCATGCAATAGAACTCTGAGAACTCTGTCCTGACTCTGGTAGCCGTTAATGGTAATTCCTTGAGCCTTTCCAGCAGAGCCATAAGCCATGCCACCTGTGGCTGAATGTGGGTGGCCTCTGAAATAAACAGGAAGATTTGGAAGCTGGCCTTTCCAATACCATTTGTTGAAAGTGTTGTATTTGCCAGTAAGCCATGTGTCTGACTTTTTGATGTGACCCTCTTTTCTTGGTGCTTTGGCTTTTGAGAAACCAATGCAGGGAGGGTAGTAGTTGTAAGAACGATACATTGAAAATACGTTGCGAAAGAATGGCTATCTCAGCCATACTTTATATTAGTCCATACTTTGTTATACGTCAATAACCTTTGCAACTTATTACAGTTTCCTAACAATTACATATATATATAAGTTATATAGGTTGCAATGTGGAAAACAATCATATATATTAATTACATGAGGTCGAGAGATCGGCTGATTATTCAAACTTCGCAAAGGATTCAAATGAGAACTCTAACAAAAAGAACAAACAGCTTTGACAAACTAAACAGCTTCGGTATTGAATACAGAAACTGGAGAGGTGAAAAAAACATCAAAGGTGTTTACTTGATGCAAGACTACGAAAAAGATGGTGACGGCATCTACTGGGCTATGTCAAAAACAGTTTGTGTAAGTAGTCATGTAACACAAGCTGAAAGTGACGAATTAGACAGAATTTACAACAATCCACCAGTTGTTGATGGTGAGTTGGTCTTGATAGATGGAGAAGTTTACAAGACACGTTTAATCAAAGGCGGTGACTACAGCAACACTGCAATCTTCGACAAGGTAGAAGCTTAATTGCTCTACCTTTTTCTTTTTATTCACCTATTACCCCAAAAAAAATGTATCAGTGTTTTCAAGAAAATCTATTAGACAAATGCAAGCAAAGAATGATTTGCTGCGATCAAAGAATTGAAGAGCTAAACAAAGAGCTAAAAGAATGGAAAGCAAAAAGACTTGAAGTCTGGAAACTACAAAAAGCAATCAAGGAGGTTAAGTAAATGAATTTCAATCATGACGAAAAAGACGTTTTATTCTTAAGTCTTAACGCCATAATCAAAGATTATGAAAAATGGAATCGTTTAGAAGATAAAGACAAATATCATTTTCTAACTGCTTATAAAAAAATATCAGAGAATAATAATTCACAATTCAACATCAGGTACAAATTGCATGACATTCTAAAAGACTATGATGAAGAATATATTTGGACAGCAGTTTTTATAGTCAAGCCTATTGTTGAAAGTCATGAGTTCAAGCAAGCGATTAAGGAGGAAAAGTAATGGATTTATCAAAAGAAAACTGGTACAACGGAGCAATTTGTACAGCCGTTTTAGCTGCAACTGCCCCAACAGATGCAAAAGCAAAAGAATGTAAGGAGGATTTTGAGGACGCACTTAACAACTTATTTGAAGTAGTTAAAGCAGAAATAATTAAGGAGGCTGCCTTTTTCCTTGAATCAGAACCCAAAGTATTCAATGCTTGGTATAGGAAAAACATTAACTCAAAAATGAAGAGGATAGATTAATGTCAATCAAACCAGAAGAAACAAACTTGGGGCAGTACAGCTTCAAGTTTACTCCTTACTCTAAGCAAGATCATTTTGCTCTTTGTCATTTAGCTAAACTGCATGGCACATCAAAAGGCCAAGTAATAAAGATGGCTTTCCATGAGTGGCTCAAAGACAACTTGCCAAAAGAGATTGAACTAGCCGCAATGATGGCAGAAATAATGGAGGCACAGTAATGGATTCAGATAGGATTTATTTTCGGGCAGCTTCACAGTCAGATTATGACGCTATTCATCTATTAGCCAAAGCCTTTGGTTGTTCTCACTCTCAAATAGTGAGGTTTGCAATGGCTGAGTGGTTAAGTGATAATTTTGTAAAAAGGCTTGAATTTGCTCAAGCTTTACAAGAGGTTAAACAGGCTCAAGATGACTCAGGACAAACTTGAATATCAGTTCAAAAAGGCTTTTCTGGAGCAAGAGTCAGAAAAGTATGTTGACTATCTTTGTGAGCCTAGAACTAAGCCAGAAGTCTATGCAGCTATAGAAAAGATTGCATTGATACAGCTACAAATCAAAAATTGTGACGATATTATCTACACAGCTAATATTCCAGAATTTGATGATCCTTTGTTTTAGGAGTTAATATCTAAATGTAAGAGATTGCCCATGCTTCGCTACCT